ACTCCAAAGTCCACATTCTTGGGCATATATTTTATTTATGTTACTTTGAAGTGTTGGTTTTAGTTGTGAGAACAAACACCAAGGCAGAAAGTCTCTACCCTCTTGTGTTACTTCAATGTTATTAAGGAAATCTTCACACATATGGTGAACAGCAGTTCCACGAGATGCGGCAGTTCGCATGATATGGTTGGCAACATCATTGCCTACTCGCTCACGCCATTCTTGCAATCCCTTTTGTTTTGCTTTACGAACACCCAATACGGTTGTAATGGATGGATACAGTCCAGTAGGTGTTACATAGAAACGCTTACGGTCGACTGTTTTAGTAGATACCTCTGGTATCTCTACATGGTTGTGTATAAACATATTTTAATCCTCACATTTTTAACATATTATATTCAATTTACAAGGTAAAGTCAATAGATTTTTAGACTCTACCCTGCCCACGATACTTTTTATAACTCTTGCGAGTTGACTTGTTCATAGAACTTGTCTTAATCATTGAGTTATTTCCACCAATAGAAGTTTTCTTTTTGACTCCTTCATGGACAATAACATTAGTCATTTTAACCTTAGCCATTTTCATCCATCCCTGTCTTAATCTTACTGATAAGGTATTCTTTTACCATACCAGAACGAACAATGTCACCAAGTGTAAACTCAATGTTAGAGAATGAGTTCATGCCTCTTAGGATGTTCATAAAATGTTTTAGTCCTTCTTTCTCACTATTCTTTTGCAAATCAGATTGGAAGAAGTCACCACAGAACATAATCTTTGAATCCATACCCACACGAGTAATAATTGTGTCGAGTTCATGGAAGTTAAGATTTTGTGCCTCATCTACAATGATGATTGCATTATCCAAAGTGATACCACGCAAGAATGAAGTTGTAAGGAACATCAACGAACCTTGATTCTTTAGTCTGTCATACAGAATGTTGAATGCCTGTTCATTAGGTTGTTCAAACATAAACTTTACCATGTTTTGATATGGAACTTGGAACAGTGCTGTCTTATCTTCTTCATCGCCGGGCAAGAAACCAATCTCACGAGTTGGAACTGCACTACGAACAATATAAACACAGTCATACTTTGATTCATTCCTTAGAACCTCTTGTAGTGCAAGGAAAAGAGTAACAAAAGTTTTACCAGTTCCAGCCGCACCATAAAGGAATAAATTCTTGCCTGCCTTATAGTCTTGAAATGCTCTCTTTTGATTATCAGTGACAGCATTTATCGAAACCATTTGATCAATGCGAATATCTTTTGCTTTTGCCATATTATTATATCACCTTATGTTTCTTCAAGACCTCTCTGGTCTTGATTTCTTTATTAGTCTTTTTACCATATCTATCTGCAAGTGGGCTATCTGGATATGCCTCTGCTGTTTTAGCAAAGACTTCATCCAAACCACCGCCTGGTTTAATACCACCGCTACCAAGTCCACCAACGATTGCTGGTGCAGTTATTTTTCTGGTGAGGTGTGGATTATCTTCTTTGAACTTATCAAGTTCTGAAATACTCATATAATGAGTTTCTTCTTCACCAGTATCATTGTTTATAAAATCATAATTAGGCATTATCTGTTTTCTCAGTTAGTTCTTTGATCCTATTTAGTAGTGCATAATAAGAGGCAGTCATCTCTTTAAGATCATGTCGCAATGCTTCATTCTCTTGTTGCAGACTGCCCACCTTTGCTCTCAATTCAGGCAACTCGTAATTCAGATTGTCCATACCAATACGGCACTCCTCTTTTAGTCCATTTTGCAAGATGTTGTTTATACTTTATATAGTATTCGTGATAAGATTTTATTGAAGATTTGTGTTTCACATCATCAGGCATTGCTGGAAATGGTTCACAAAAACCTAGTTCATACATTTGATGTGGTGCTTTGGATAGAACACCTTCCAGTTTACGAAAACTCTCATGTGGCACATTCTTGTTGTAACGATACATAAACTCTGTATTCAACTCTGTCCACATATTATACAACCACATATAATTCTGTTTTGATTTTCGTGTCCAAATACCACTAGGATGTTTTACATGAGAGGCCTTGTATAGAGTTGCTTCCATAACAGGATCGGGATGTAACCATCTTTGTATCTTACGCCCATTTGTAGTCTTACCATAGTATGGTTCACCATCCAATACACGATGTGCAGTAGACATCAACTGAGCATACTCAATAATCATTTTACTGCAATGACTGTCATTGTGCATTTGGGCACAAGTTTTAGGGTCACTGTTTAGATAAAATATGTTCATCAATCCCACCTGTAAAATATGTGATCTTCAATTTCAATAGTCTTGGTTTTTGTTTCTGCCCAAGCTGGACTTACATAGTCTGCATGATAGTGTGTTGCACCCTCTGTAATATCCAATACCTTTATACTACCAGAAACAATGGATTCTGTCAATAGAAGAATATCAACAAAAGTTTCTTCATCTCTAATCTTATCAGATTTACCATCACAATACCAACTAAATTGACAACGATGACGAACTGGAATCATTTCACCAGTTCCTTTCCATGATGGACGATGCGGCCCCTCTTTTACAACACCACAAATAGTGTCTGGAAATCTAGGATCATTCACACGATTTATAGTGACTGATATAACCGCCATCTGTCCAGCAAGAGGTTGGTTTCGTGCCTCGTGATATACATTCTCTGCAAGACAGTATGATTCCATTCTATGAAATTCATCTCTGTCTCCCTGTGGCATTTCTGCAATAGCTGGAGATGCCACAGAAAGAAAAGAGTATAGAAGTGCTTCTATCATTGAGTAAGAACTTTCAAATTTGCCTCTGACTCTTCTGCATCAGATGTTTTAATTTCATCTACAGAAGTATCCAACTCCTCAAATGCCTTAGTTGTTTTAATCTTAGACAAGAGCATTCTGTCTTTACGAAGGCGGTTCAAAATAATTTTGTTTGCCTCTTTATCAGAATATTCTAGAAGAACATAGGCACGATATTTAGGGCCATTGGAAATAATCTCTGTTTCAGAAACTTTGTAACCAGCAACATCTACATCTGCAATGATGTTCTTTGTTGCCTTCTCAACTTCTGATAATACAGAACTACCAATTTCTTCACTTCCAATCTTTGCAACAAAAGACTTGGTCTGAGAACGAACTCGACCATTGATTCTGTCTGCAAGAGTTGTCTTTGCATTCAATACCGCAAGATCAATAGACAACTGTAAATCTGTAGTTGCTGCTGTTCCTGTGGAATAGATTGCAGTTTCACTTTCAGGCATTTTCTTGAACCAATCAGGCATAACCTCAATTTGTTCTTCTACTACCTTTGATTTGTAGACATACTCTTGCGTATCTACGATTGAGTTAGGAGGCACATTAGAAAGTGTCTCCACTGTTGGGTTACTACTACAAGCAGCAAGTGCTACAGTAGCACTAAGTAACATGATCTTTTTCATTATTTAATCCCTTCTAAAGTATCAACTAGATCATCACGCATTCCAGAATCGACAAACACATCTGTCAACACTGAACCTATTTGTGGGTAATATGTTATCAAAACAATTCCCAACACAATTCCTATCAAAATTTTCATCATCAATAACAGTCCGTTCCACCACCATTCCATTTAGTATAACATTTACCCCTCTTATGTTTATGAGGGTCAAACTCTATAGTAAAAGAACCAATACTGATACCTTTACTAGTATTTGGTAAGTATACAACATGATTGGGGGCTGTGTCAATAACTTTTGTATTAGTAACAGGTATCCCCTCTTGCACCACAACACTTTCTTGCGGCAAACTTTCTACAACTTGCACACTTTCTTGCGGCTTAGTTGAACAGTTCATCTCTGTCTTGGCAGTCAATATTTCTGGTGATACCTCACTAATGATTACCTTCTTTGCAGAGATAGTTGCCTGTTCACAAGCATCATTCTCACTCATATCTGGGCCAAACACATAAGAACCCTCAGCAGGGTAGGTCTGTCCACCAATCGTTACATCCATAGACATAACACATTTACGAGTATCCTCAACATATGGAAAAACCTTCCTATCAATATTAGAAGTCTTTTCTATTTGTTGTGTCCAGTTTGTTTGCACATCCTTTGTGTAGTCACAAGGAACATCTGCTAGTGCAGAACTGGAAACTAATGTTATTATTGCAACAGTTCTACTTACCATTTAACCAATCTCCAATCACCTCAACAGGGCATTTGTTTTGATACTTACACATCTGATACATTTGGGATGCAGTCTCAGCGGCAGTGCATCCACTAAATGTAATCAGAACAAATAAACTAAAAAGGGATTTTGTCATCTTCTAACTCAAAACCTAAAAGGTTCATAGAAACCGTCTTGTTGAAATCCCAATGTGGCTCCATGTCACTAGGTTCTTCTAAAACTTCTTCGGCATAACTTCCAAAGGTAGGGCCGAACTTCTGAATTGCGGCATCAACAATAAATGCCTCAGACTTCAAAAGGTTTCCTTCTTTATCGTAGAAGTCATAAACAAACTCTTCTACATCCATCAACAT